ATCTGTATCTTGTGTATTTTATTTTAAGATGTGGGATGATTGTGATGAGGAACTTAAAAAAAAATATTTAGAAGAAAATGAATTGCCACAAAAGAGTAGCCGTAAAAATAGTCAAATAATCGAACAACTCCATCCTATCAATAATACAGTTATTAAAGTATATTCTTCATGTGAAGATATTATAAAACAATTTAAAATTTCACGGAAAACTTTAAAATCTTGTTGCGAAAATGGAATAATTAGTAAAGGTTATCTATGGAGATATAAATCCTAAAAATTTCTAAAATAAGTATCAACATAAGATATAATATTAGTTCTAAGTAATAAGAAAAATAAATCTATATGTAAAGTATTATCTTCTGATATATTTTTTAATTCATTTTCAAATTGTTGCCAAGTTATATGATTTGAAGTATTAATAATATAATATAAGCATTTATCTCTTATGCTATTTGATAATTTCATACTAATAAATAATAATGTACAACGTTTCCAAATAACATTAATCATTTGTTTATGTTGTTGTCTAAATATATCTGTTGTTTCATTAAATTGTCCATAATTAAAGCGTTTAATTATACCATCTCTAAAATCTAGAGCTATTTTTACATACCGTTTAGATGTAAAAATAGATAATGATCTACAATATTTATTTATAATTGAATCACCATATTGTAAATATGATGATAGTGTATATAGATATAATCTTTTTTGCCAATTATTTGTTGATACAAATACACTTCTCTTATTATAATAATCAAACTCACTAATTGATTGTAATATAACTGTAAATTCATTACCATATGGCGAAAAGAAAAGATCAAACACAGAATTTAGAACAATATTTGTATTACTTGCAGGTATGAATACTATTTTAACACGATTTAATGATGATATATTTAATATATCAAAAAGTTTATTAGCTAAATCATATTTCTTATTATAATTAGTCCATGTCTCTATTATTTCACCGCTTATATTTCTTAATATTATAGGATCTCCAATTATTGATCCTATAAAATCATCATGTGTTTTTATTGTATATCTATCCATAAGATAATTAAATTTTTCATCAAATTTATATAATATATCTAGAGGTGTTTGTTTAGTTTTATACTTTTCTAGTATTGATCTCATTGGTATTTTAATGTAAATATTATTTTATTTTATTTACAATACAAACTACGGTAATATGTTATATAACTGATTTACAAATATATTAAAATTCAATTTTTTTAATATAAATAAATAATAATTTATAAATAAATAATAATTTATAAATTAATGTAATGAAAGTTTTTTTTGTAAGACATGGGCAAACTTATGCAAATATAGAACATAGAAATTATAAAGATTATACTGAATCAATAACTGATCAAGGAAAGAAACAGGCGACATTAGCAGGGAAATATTTAACAACATTTGGTAATTTTGATTTAGTAATATCCTCACCTGCAATAAGATGTATTCAAACTGCAGAAATTATTTGTAAAGAAATAAATTATACAAAAAAAATAGTTACTAGTGAATTAATATTAGAAAAATTAAAAAAATCAAAAATAGACGAACATAATATTAAAAACCAATTACATAATGAAAATGACGAATTAAAAAAAATAATTAAAGAATATTTTGAAACAACTTCTATCAAAGATGGAAGTTCTTACATCAAAAACGCTAGCGTTTTTGATGAAACAAAAGATGTATTCAAACAAATGGAATTATTTTATAATTATCAAAATATATTTTACAAATTAGAAAAAAAAGATAAAAGGCTAGAAGGAATTGATAATTTTATTACATTAACAAATAATCATCAAAAATTTTTAAATCAATTAAAAAAATTAAATAAGAAATGTATATTAGTTGTAGGACATAGTGGGACTATTAATTATATGACACAAATTATTACTAATATTTTTATTAATCCAACAAATCCAACTATAAGTATTATCCCTACTGAGTATATAGAAAAACATATTCCAATAAATGGATTTTATAAAAATTCAATAGATGATGACAATACATCTATTATGGGATGTTTAATTAAAAAAAGTAAAGTTACTTTAGTAATTGCACCAAATACATTACATCTAAAAATATAGATAAATATTAAAATTATCTAAATAATATATAATGAAAGTATTTTTTGTAAGACATGGTCAAACTCAAGCCAATGTGGAACTTAGAAGTTATAAAGAATATACTGAGCCAATAACAGAACTTGGTAGAATTCAAGCAACATTAGCAGGTAAATATTTAAAAACATTTGGAGAATTTGATTTGGTAATATCATCTCCTGCAACTAGATGTATTCAAACAGCAGAAAATATTTGTAAAGAAATTAATTATACTAAATCAATAATTACAAAGGAATCAAATAATATATCACCTAAATTAATTTTAGAAAAAATATATGAGAAATATGCAGGTATGTCTAATAAGGATGGTGATAAAATGACTAAAGATATTTTAAATAAAAATGATAAATTACAAAATTTGATGAAACATAAAGATGAATCAAATCAATTTAAAAGAATTGATTTATTAAATGATGTTTATAAAATATTATGTAAAATAAAAGAAATAGATACACCAAATAAAATAAGAAATAATCATATTAAATTTTTAAATCAATTAAAAAAATTAAATAAAAAATGTATTTTAGTTGTTTGTCATGGTGGAACAGTAAGAGATATGACTAATATAATTACAAATACTTTTCATGATCCTAAACCAAATATAAGTATTATTCCAATAGAATATAAAGATTCTGGTAATTCTTATGAATTACATTTACATAATACATCAATTATGGGATGTTATATTAAAAATAATAAAATAACATTAGTAATTCCACCAAATACATTACATCTAAAAGATTTAAATAAAGATTAAATAATAAAAATTATATATATTTGTTAAAAATAATAAATCTATATAAAGTCAATTATTTTCCAAATCTATTAATTCTAAATTTATATATTTTAGCCTGCAAAATTATAAAATAACATTAGTTATTCCACCAAATATATGAATCTAATTTATAGATAATTTAGATTCATATAAAATTTTTATACATGTATAAAAATAAAGTAACATGTAATGGTATAAAGATATATTTATTATAGTATAGTATAATGGAAGAAATACCAATTATATTAAATAAAAAACAATATATTTTAGGAGATATATTATTTACTAAAGCACCCATTTATTGCAAAATGTGTAGAAGTACACGTGATATTATAAAAAGAAAAAATATTGATGCTACTAATTATATTTTTGCAAGATTTGTAAATGATAAATGGATTATTGCTGATGGAAAATGCCCAAAATATGATAAAATATTATTTACTGATATTTTTATGAAAACTATTGATGAATTAAATGGATCGGCTAATATTAAAGATGATAATAATATTGAAAAAGCGCCTAATATTTTAGAATTATTAAATAATGAAAAATTTAAAGATGACAATGGAAATATTATTGAAATCGAAACTAGAGGTGATCGTAAAGTTGATAATATTTATTTTAAAGTTAAAGATATTATGATAGGATTTGAAATGGAAAATTTACAAATTGTAATATTAAATAATAATAGAGATGGATATAATGAAGGTATTCATTATAAATTTTTTAATTGTAAAAAAAATATAAATGATTTGAAAAAAACATCTACAATTACAAGTACAACTCCCAACTTTGTTGGGAGTTCTAGAGCCAAAGACTGTACAATTAATGAATCCAGTTCTAGAATTAAAATTAATTCTACAATAAAAAAGGAGTTATTTTTAACATATGAAGGAATTTTACGTGTTTTATTTGCATCACATTCTAAAAAAGTTAAACCATTTATTAAATGGACAACAGAAACATTATTTACTATTCAAATGGGATCTAAAGATCAAAAAGAAAAATTAGTTGGAGATGTATTAGGAGTATCGGCAAAAGTAATAAAAGAAGTTTTTAATTGTGATACAAATACGATACCTTGTGTTTATTTATTTACGTTAGGATATGTAAAAGATTTAAGAACTAGTATGAATATTGATAATAAATATAAAGATGATAGTATTGTTGCTAAGTATGGATTTACCAAAGAATTATCGCGTAGAACAGCAGAACATATTAAAACATATAGTAAAATAAATGAATGTGATTTAAAATTAAAACATTATTCGTATATTGATCCTCAATATATAAGTAATGGTGAAGTAGATATTAAAGATTTTATAATAGCATTAAATTTAAAATTGTCATATGAAAATTTTGATGAATTAATAGTAATACCTAAGGAATATAATAAAATGATAGCAGAAAAATATGATCATATTGGGAAAAAATATGCGGGTCATATTTCTGAGTTAATAACAAAAATAAAAGAACTTGAAGATAAAAATGAAAAACAAGAATTAAAACATATGTATGAAATTCAAAAAATAACATATGAAAAAGATAAATTAAATAATGAATTAGAATTACAAAAAGAAAAATATGAACATAAATTATTGCAAAAAGATTTTGAATTATTAAAAATTCAAAAAATAATTAATTAATTTTTAGTAAGTCTAAATTATATAAAAAAATATTAAATTTTTTTATATAAAGTCTTTTTATATATTATTATTATATTGTGAATGTCAAATAAAGATTATAAAATAAAGTCTTTCAAAGCATGTGTGTCAACTTTAGATAATAAATATAAACAAATGATGATATATTTTAAAGATAAACGAAATAATGATCAAGTAATATTAAATCAAATAAATACAATATTATTAGAACTTGAGACATTAGAAAAAAATAAAGATGCAGATAGTTATAATTTAAAACATAGAGCAATGTTATTAGATAAAAAAGAGGAATTAGAATATCAATATAAAAATATGTATTCAAATTATGATGAAATGGATTATTATGATATAGCTGGTGATATCATAATAGATTATTATGATATTAAAGATAATGATGATAATATTATAAGAGAAACTAAAGATATATTAGATTTTATGCAAGATAAAATAAAAACAAATATTACAAAACCATCTAATAAAATTTTATTATTTGAGAAATATTGTCAACGAGTAGATGGCATTAGAGTAAATTATGATGATGGTTCTAATAGAATAAAATATTGTGATGAATGTACAATTGAAAAAATATTAGATACATCAGAAAGTGCATATATATGTCCGTGTTGTGGTGATAGTGAATTAATTATATTAGATGAAGATAGACAAATAAAAGATTATTCTCCTTATAAAAGATTAAATCATTTTAGAGAATGGTTAAATCAATTTCAAGCTAAACAAAGTCCAGAAATACCAGAACAAGTATTTATTGATATAGTAAAAGAATTAAATAAAAATAGAATTATTGATTTATCATTACTTAATAAAAAAAATATGAAAATAATATTAAAAAAATTACATTATAATATATATTATGAACATGTTACTTATATTATTAATAAATTAAATAATTTACCACCACCAAAAATAACAAGAGATATGGAACGTCTATTTATTAATATGTTTTATAAAATACAAGAACCATGGGAAAATTATAAAAACATATCAAGAAAAAATTTTTTATCATATTCATATGTATTATTTAAATTTTCCGAATTGTTAGGACTAGATCATTTATTAGAATGTTTTATTTTACATAAAGATGTAAATAAAATCATAGAAAATGACCAAATATGGGAAAAAATATGTAAAACTTTAAAATGGGAATACATTAGTACTATTAAATAGTTTAATTCCGAAATTATATATATATGATATGCTAAATACTGAATTTACTAATGATAAAAAATAAAGATAATAAAGATATTTTACATTAGATATTGATTATAATATTATAATTGAAGAAGCACCCTTCCACTCTATGGTGGAAAGTATAAATTAAAAAAATATGTAAAACTTTAAAATTGGAATACATTAATACTATTAAATAGTTTATTTTTGTGCAACATATGCTACAAGTTACATAATACTAACTAATATTTTGTGCAACATATGCTACAAGTTACATAATACTAAATTAAAAGCCAAAATAGCTTGCAACTTTTTTTGCTACAGATTTTACTACAGGTGCTTGTACAACAGATGCAGCTACTTGTTGAATAACTTGAGGTGCCTGCTGTACTTCTTGTATTGTCTTCGTGGCAATTTGTTCAGCATCTTTTATAATTTGTTTAGTTGTGTTATCTACTGATTTTAAAGTATTCATTATATCAGTAATATGCATATCTTTTAAAATATCATTTGGATTAATTTTATTAAAATTTATATTTTTTATATTATTAAGTGCATTATTATTTACATTATCAATAGGACAACTAAAATTAATATATGGGACAACATTAGTATTTTCTTGAATTGTAATTGGGGTAACTGGATTATTTGATATAGCGATATTTACTTTAGGTATATGTGGTATTTTTATAAATATTTTAGTAATAAATGATAAATCTGATTTTATATCTTTAAATGTATTATTTGCTTTATTATATATTTCGTCTAATACTATACAATCATTAGGATTATTTTTAGAACTTGAAGAACATGTATACCACCATGATGATTTACCATCAAGACAATAAATAGTTAATTTATTAATGTATAAATAAATCATTAATATTATAACTAATATAATAATTAATAAACAAATATAAAAAAAAATAATTATATTTTGATATTTTTTCATCATTAATTATTAAAAGAAAAATAAAATTATATTTATAATATTAGCTAAAATCATAACAATATTAAGTATAAATGGCATAGTAAATAAAATAATAATAATTAGCAGTAAGTCCATAATACTTAATGATGGAAAGATAGTATTAATAAATGGTAAAATATAACATTTTATAATACTTATAATATCAATAGATTTTAGTACTGATATTATTGAATTAATTTTTTCAATAATTTTACCAAATACAGTAAATACTTGTAATTGATCAGTTAATATAGATATAGCTTTCATTATACTAGTTTGAATACTTTGTATAATAAGTAATAATGCTGCATTAATACCAGTTATTGCGATATTAATTCCTTCTTTAACAATTTTTAAGGTAGCATTTAATAAATTAATAATACTATTTATACCTTCTGTAGTTAATTTACATATATCAAAAGTATTACCAATAACATTACTTATCATAGTTCCTATATTTATACTACAAGACCATGTATTTAAATCATCTGTTAATGATTTTAATTTAATTTGCGGGACTGATAGATTACCAGGTATAGATTTTAATGCTTTATTAACTTCATTAGAAAAAGAATTTAATTGATTTTCTATTTTTTTTATATCATCATTAATTGGATTTATTATTTTAGTAATTGCCTCTCCTGCTAATTTACATGGATCAAATGATGGTATTTTTGTAAAATCTATATTACAACTAAATGCAGGAATATGAGGTATTTCTATTTTGTCAATTGATGGTATATTTATTGATATTTTAGTAAATAAATCTTCTAAATTTGAAATAGATTTTTTTATAGTTTCTATTGGAGCATCAATTAATGTTACTAAATTAAATATATCACTTTTAATAATATTTAATTTTTGTATTATTTGTTGTTCTTCATCATATAATTTATTACATAATTCACATGTTAAAGTTCCTTTACCAGTACCATCAACACATTTTGTAAAATATCCTTCATTTTCACAAGCAACACACCATACTGGTATTTTATAAAATTTTAAATATATTATTAAACTAACAATAATTATAATCATAATTCCGGGTACTATTAAATCTGTAAAATTATATTTATTTTCATTAGAATTCATATATATATTATGCGATAATTTTTCCAATACAAAAAATTATTAATAATGGAATTAATATTACATTAAAACAAAAGAATAAAGGCATAGTTAATCCAGAAATTACTAATATAAATGGTATAATAAAAATTATAAACATTAATAAATAAAAAAATACAGATACATATGTAGATACATTATTTATTTGATTTGTTGGAATTATAATAAAAAAAAATACAGTAACTATTATTCGAATTATATCAAATATAGATCCATCTAATATTTTTATTAAAGAATTTATTATACTATTAATTGTAAGTGGAATTTTATTAATATCATCTATAATATTATTAAATATATCAATAATACTGTTTAAAGTATTATTTAACATTGTTGTAGAAGATACTAGTCCATTTCCTATTGTTTGCATTGATAAATTTAAAACATGAACTGATTTTACATAAATAGTATTTATTGGATTAATTACATTAGTATTAATTATAGATTCCATCGGTTTACATACATCAGTAGTCATTATAACATAATAGAATATATTATCTATATTATAATAATTATATGAAAATTTTATATTATACATCAATAATTTTATTAATTATTGGATTTAGTTTATTAATTAATTATTTTATATTAATTAATTATGATTTAAATTCAAAAAATAATACTAATAATATAAATAATATAAATAATAAAGAAAATGTATATGATTATATGGTTTCTCAACATTATAATAAAATGTTTGATGACCCAACTATTTGGATAGGATATGTAGGATTTGATCCTAATGAACCTCAACAAAAAGTATATATAAAAAATAATTAAAATTTTATTTAAAGATTATTTATTATAATTATATATATGGTTGATTATTTAACTGAAGATACAATTATTCCAACAGATCAAAAATTTGTTTGTATTTCTTTTTTATCTGATAAAGATAATAAAAAAACATTAAGTGGAATAAAAATACGTGGAGTATTTGCAACATATGAATTAGCATGCGAACATTCAAAAAAACTTCAAAATATTGATACTTATTTTAATGTATTTGTTGGTGAAATGGGGAAATGGTTACCATTTGATCCTAATCCAGAAGAAATTAAAGATTCTGAATATGCCAATGAACAATTAAATACATTAATGAAATCATATCTTGAAAATCAAGAAAAGGCAAAAATTTTCCACGAACAACGAAAAAATGAAATGGTAAGACAAAATATTGTAGAAAATTTATCAATAAGAAAAGATAATTTATCAGATATTAAAAAGAAATATCATAAAACTAAACATTCAGATGATAAAACAAATATGGAAAATACAATAAAAACATTAGAAGAAGAAATAGAAAAAATGGAATTAAAAAAGACAGATTTGGATGATCAATTATCAACAATAAATGAGCAAATAAATAATTTTAGTAAAACTGTACTACCTCCAAAAATTATTGATTATGAAAATTAATTTAGAACTTTATCGACTTTAATTCTTATATTATTTTTTTTCTTAAAAATAAGATCATCTTGATTAAATAATTCTATTCGTTTATTCCATTCAGAGTTATAAACATTATTATGATATTTTTGAAATTTTTTGCTACCAACTTTAAAAGCAGGAACATTTTTTGCTCTATACCAAAATACTTTATCTGTAATTACATTACTTTTAATACGATTATTAATAACCATTATACCAAAATTTTCAGTTACATCACTAAATACTTGTTGAAATATATCAAAAGATGGAAACATACCAGCATAATGATCATATAATCTTTTTCTATTTGATATTATATCTTCTGCTAATAAGAAGATATAATCAAAATTACTTCTCATTTCAGGAGGGATACCTAATGAATATTGCATTGTTAATATAAATGATATATGATGATGTCGACCATTAAAAAATAATTCTAATATATTTGGATCTTTTAACCAAGTTCCTTTAGAACTCATACAGTCATCCATAATCAACATTAATGAATCATCTTTAGGTTCTTTACCTAATTTAATCCGTTTTTTATTATCTTCATTCATATATGCTTGTCTTTCATAAATTTTACTTAATATTTCGCTAGAATATTCAGAAAATATATACGAGTCTGGGATAAATTCAGAATAAAACGAATTTAATTTTTCCGTTCTACTAATAGCAATAGATGTTGCTATATTTTTTTTTAAAAACATTATTTCTCTGGCTAAAAATGATTTACCAGAAGCTCTTTTTGCAATCATAGCAATAGTACAATGATCAACCATATCATTTATATTAAATTTTTTGATAGGTATTCTTGTTGCACCAAATCTAACATCTTTAGCTGTCATATAATAAACTTAAGAAAAATATTTAATATTCAATTAGTTGATTATTTATATCAGTATTATTTGTATTACATGGTATAATATAAAAATAATTTATATTAAATAATAATCCCAATATCGCACTTATTAAAATTGGTAATTTATATCTATCATAATTAGATGGATTTAATTTATTTTTTTCATAATCTTTATTTTGGAACCATAAGATAAGTAAAAATACAAAAACAATAGTAAAAATTTGTTTTAAAATATAATTCATTAATTTTCATTAGAATTTATTTTTTTCTATTTTATTATTAATATGATTAATTTATATCAAATTAATAATAATAAAAATAATAAATTAATGAAATATACATTATTAACATTTATTATTATGGTTGCAATTATGAGCATACCGTGTAAACCATTACAAGATAATGAAATTTTTATTATATGTATAATTACAATTATATCTTATGCATTACTAGATTCTTTATCTCCGAGTATGAAAATTTATAATTATAAAAAAATATAAATAAAAAAAAATTTTTTTTTTATAAGAATCTTATTCAGAAATCAAAGATTTCTGAATTACATTGTAAATAAATTAAATATATTATCATTATCACTTCCATTTTGATAAACTTCAATTAATTCTTTATCATCCGATGCATTAACACTTGTCTCAAAATTTGTATCTAATTGATGTAAATATTTTTTTAATTTATCATCAAAAATTTCTTCTTTATTTTCTTTAGTATCATTAATTTTTTTATCATTATTAGTAACTTTTTCATTTATTGTTTTCGAAGATGTTGAAGATGTTGATGACATATTAGTTTTATTAGTTTTGCTATTTGCGGAACTATTACCTAAAATAGCTTCCATTTTTTTACACAAACTTATATCTTTTGATTTATCTTTATCTTTATTTAATATTTCCATTATATCTATTTCATTTTTATCTATTTTAACTTCTTCTATTTTAATTTCATCATCTTTTTTATCATCAACAATTATTTCAATTTCTTTTTCTGGGACATCTATATCTTTATCTTTAGAAACAGGTTTTATAATTAATTCAAAATTATTAGGTCCAATTTTTTCAACATCTTTAATATCTTCAACATCTTCAATATCTTCCAATAAATACATTTGTAAAATATATTTAATTGGTAATATTTTTCGAATTGCTTCTTTAATACATTCTTTAATAATATTAATACAATCTCTTTGATTTTTTTTAATTTCTATAGGTGGGTAATTATGAAATAACAAATATGGGTTATACCAAAATTCATTAGCACATTCCATATAAATTAAATGAATAAATTCCGTAGTATTTATATTTTGATATAATGATGTATTTATTTTATTTTGATTTTTTATAGTAGGATTATAAACTAATATAGTAATATTTGCTTTTATAACTGCTTTTATTAAATCATTTAAACATATTTTATTATTTTTTTGTATATTTTTAGTTTCATATTCACATTGCATTAATATTCGTTTGGTTTCACATTCTATTAATGATTCTCTATCAATTAATATATTATTCCATTCCGGAATTCTTTTTAAAAATGATTGAAATATTTTTAATGTATTATTATTATTTGCTACCTTCTGTGCTTTTTTATATATAGATTGAATACCTTCATATATATTTGGTGTTAATATATTTATTAATCTAAAAGTATATTCATTTTTTGTTTCTACCAATAAGTCTAACATTTTTATTTATATCATAAGATTAGATTATAATTTTATGATATAATAATTTTTATTTATAATATTTAATATCAATTTTTACAACTAGAATTACCGCCTCTATTTGCTAAATAATTTAAATTATCATCACTCACACAAACACACCCACTACCTTCTCCGTAATTACAAGATAAATTACTTCCTTTATATTTCTGAAGATCAGCATCTGAAATTGGTCCTTCTGTCAAATTAAAAGGAACAGACCATTGTGTAAATTTACAACATTGTTTCGAACATATATTAGTATCTATTTTTTTTAATTTATTATTATTATCATCATCAATATTTGCTAAATTTTCTTTTGATTGGCAGGTTGATCCATTGCATAATATAAATAAACATAAAACAAGAATTATACAAAATAAAATTTTATTGTAATCCATATATATATTAATATTAGATTTTTTATATATTTTTCCTATTATAATTATAATGAATTTTAATTATAAATATAAACCAAATTTAGTTGAATATGATCTTATTAAATATTATATTAATAAAAAAAAAATAAAATCATATAAAACTAATAATAAAGAATCTTATATAAATTATAGTGATTATTATAATAATTATTATGGTAATAGTTTATTTAATTTTATTAGAGATAATTATGGATTTTTTTTAATTAGCAGTTTAATTATTATATTATTATATGTAAGATATATGGAAGTAAATAAACGGAAAAATAAATTAAATGAATTTATAAATAATAATTAATTTTCTATTATATTTTCATCATTTTCTATTATATTTTCATCATCATCATCATTATCAATTATATTTTCATCATTATCAGTATTATCATTAATTAATTTTATATTAAGTTTCGGTTTTTTTAATATTTTTTTCTTATATTTTTTTTTTGAAATTTGTTGAAAATTATTCATAGACATACCTAATTCTGATTGCAATACATTATCTAATTCTGTTTTTAATGAATCAATTCCATCAGTAGTATTAACTTTATCTATTTTTTTTAATAAATCAATAATTTTATTAAACATTGGCATAGAACCAATATTAGTATCAGTATTAGTATTAGTATTAGTATTACTATCATTATTAGATGGAATAGACTTGCATAAATTATCTGCCATTTTTAGAATATTGCCTATATTTAAATTATCATTAGTATTAGTATCAGTTCCTATATTAACAATAGATGTAGAAAAATTATCATCAATAACAATTGTTTCTTTTGGTTTTTCATTTTTTGATTTTAAACAACTTATAAGTTGTTCCACACCAGGAATTTTTTTCCCAATTGATTTTATAATTTTATCTAATTCAATATCACCAGAATTAATTTTATCTGTATATTTACTAGCAATTTGTTGACTTATATTCATAATAGATGAAAATGGATTCCCGCTATTATTATTCATAATATCTTCAAATGAATTAATAATATCATCAAACATATTAGAAGTTTCAGCATTAAAATCTATATCTAAAATTTCTTTAATTTTTTCTTTGGCATTAACTTTAAACATACCATCTGGAGATGTAGCATAACCTTTATAAATTTGTTTTGTTAATTCTTTAATTTTATATTTATCTTGATTATCAATTGGTTTTAATTGTTCAGAAACTAAATATAAACTATGTAATTTTATCCAAATTATATTTTTTATTTCATTGGCTTGGTTATTTAATAAATTTTTTAAACAAAAATTTTCACCAAATAAACTTTGCGAAATTAATAAAGTGTCCGGATTTTTATGAGAAAATATTTTAATTTTACAATTTAAAAATGAATCAAAATGTTCATCTTTAATTGATAAATTAAAATTTGTACCTTTACTTATTTTATCTTCTTCATTTAATATTTCAAAATCATTTAAAATAAGTTCATTAGGAAATATAACCTTCAATTGTTTTATAAAATTATTAAAACATGACAAATACTTTGATTTAGATAAATCATTCATATAAAATATTAGAATAATAATCTTTAAATAACTTTATTTATAATTCATCCACAATATCCAAACCTAAATCTTTATTTTCAGTTATAATAAATTTTGTATTATTTTTTAATATATTATTAATATTAACTTTTTTTATATGTTTAGATTTATTATTAATATTGCTAACAGCAATATTTTTATTATCATCATCTTTTTTAGAACAAAATTTAATGGGTGGAAATCCTCCATTTATATTCATATTATATATAATATATAGAATATATATTTTTTGGAATTGTTAAAGAATTTTCATAATAAAATTTTAAAAATATAATTTTTTTATTTTTATCAGGTGAAAATGTTTTTATAGTTTCTGGATTTATTTCAAGTTCTCCTTGAAAAAATATATATTTAACAGCAGAAAAATTATCATAAACAACAATTGGTATATCAATTAAATGACTTAAAATAAATAATTCTAATTTACCGCTTGAATTATATGAACTTTTTCTAAATTTATTAAGAGCAGATTCAAAGAAATTATTTTTTTTTTGAAAAAATAATTTTATATATTTTAAAATATCATTATTTACTTTTGTAGGATTGTCATTAATATTTTGTATATAATCAATAATATTAGCTTTAAATATATTAGTTATTTGTGTTTGTAAATTACTAAAGTATCCTATATTTCTTGAATTCATATCATATAATGGATTATTTATCCAATAATATGAATTAACATAACCTCTTATTATAGAATCTTTATTTGGTATAATTTCTTGTTGTAATTGATTTCCCATTTCAATAATAGAAGGATATATTTCATCAATACTTTTACTTTTATGTAATATTCTTTTACCGATAATTGGAATATTATTTTTGCCAAATAGATCATTCATTAATTTATTAATATTAAAATTTGATGTTTTTAAAATTTTTTGATGAGGTCTATATGTATATGTATTATAATCTATTATATCAGAAATAAAGTAATTATATTCTTGAATTATTTCTTTAAATTTTATATTATCCTGTATCATTTCTTCTATAACTCTATTAACAAAATCAATTGCCATATTTTCTAATAATTGTAATTTACAAGATTTATTAATCCATTTACAATGTAAATGTTTATTACAAGTTTCTTCATTATCATTATTTTTACAATAATCTCTAATATTATGAAGTACATAATCTTTCAAATCTGGTAATTCTTTTGTTATGTATGCCATTGTATTTTTAATATCTTTTGTAATATTAGCAGAAACTTTATATTGATTTGCTAATTTTTGATCTAATAATGTAAATAATATTTGTCTTAAATTATGTTTTTTTTCTTTATTATTTAACTTACTATTTCTTACTATAGTAATAATTTGATTTTTAATTTGTGGATTTAATTGTAAATATAAACTTAATTCCAATTTATATAAATTATAACTTTCTTTCATATAATTATGAGTTAATATACGTTGTTTTGTTTTATCATAAATTAGTTGATTATCATAATTAATAATTGCTTCATTAATTATATTTTCTGGTGATTCTCTTCTAATAGATAATCCTATTTTATTAATAGTATTTTTTTCAATTATTTCATTAAATATTGGTATTACTAAATCATTATTTAAAAGAATTGAGGTAACTTTTAATTTATCATCTTTTTTGCTATTATATAAAACTGTTTTTGGTTTATAGTCTAGCATTAATATTTTTTCTATTTTTTCCAATTCTTTAATAATTGATGTTAAATTAAGTAATTTTATTTTATTAATATTACTAAATGGATAATTATAATCAATACCAGATGGAGATGTTGGTAATAATAAGTCATTATTTAATTTAATATATTTGCATTTATATTTTTCATCAATATATTGATTAACTATTTTTAAATTAATATTTGAATTATTTATTTTTAATATTATTTGTTTTGCTGTAAGATAATTATTATTATTAAAGATATCATTAATTATTTTATTTCTACAACTATTATTATGATAATTTTTTAATTCATTAATAATTTTAGAATCATTGGCATTGGTATAAATTTTTTGTATTGATATTTTTTTATTAATTTTTTCATCTTTTTGAACCTTATAAATAGGAAAATAATATTTATTTTCTTTAATTAATATTACAAAATCTCTATCTTCTTCTAAATAATGAAAATTTTCAAAATTTAAGCAATCTAAAAAATAATAATCTTTTATTTTATTTTTTTCTAAAGATTTTTGAATTATATTAGTTTGTTTGTTTAGAATAAAAAAATTAATTCCTTTTGCTGAAATTACACCAGGTATTGATAGTAATTCTCCAATATATTCATAATCTAAATCATGGGATGTTTTAATATAATTAATATATGCTTCTCTAGTTTTAAATATTTCTGCAATATGTCCATTTTTTAAATATGTAAAATAATTATTATTTTTATCATTTTCGATAAATTTGATAATATTATTAAATAATTCCTCTATAGTTTTATTATAAATATTAGATATTGCTATTAAAAAATGATAAATATTATCTTTACAAGTATATTTAAAAAAATATCCTGTAATAGATTCTATTAAATAATGGTTTACTATTGTACAAGTATTATTCCATATTGTATTGAAAAATATATCTAAATATTTTGTTAATTGAATAAATCTACCATCTTGAATTTTATTAGATTCTTTTAATATATATAATTTATCTCCAATTTTTGGAGTTTGAGTTTGTGGTATAATATTTTTTTCTCCTAAACAATTTAAGAAAAAATTTTTCTTTTTAATATTTTTAGTTGTAGAATGATCTTTTTTAAAACAACAGGGCATACATAAATTATTAGGGTTATTACTTTTCGATAAAAATCCGATATACATATTTTCTTTATTAATTGATGGATCACAACTATAATAATTATATGTATTTTCTGTATCTGGTAATTTAACAGCTTTTATAATAGTACTATATGGTTTACCTCTAATTTTTATGCTCATTGATTTTTCATAATAATTAGTAGTTTTATTTAATTTATAACCATTTTTAATAAGTTGATCAATTTGATTTTCTGGAATAATAATATTCGGACGTCTTTTTTTATCAGTACCAGAATTTTGGCAAGATCTTGTCCATTGATTTTGACCTTTTTCTGGTTTAAATCCCAATCTTGATTTATCTAATTTTGTAATAATTTTTACATCATTTGTAATAATATTTTCATTATCTTGTATATCATTTACTTTGTTGCGTCGTTTAGCAATTTTTGTTAATGTTTTTAATTTATCTTTTAATTTTTGATATTCTTTATTTTTATATAAATATGTTTCAACGTATAGATATATTAATATTTTTATAAATAAGAGAATATCATCTAATTGATTCATATTTCTAGCACCAGTTATTCTAATTTTATATCGTTCTCTATCTCTTCCTTGAATATCAATACCAATTCCTGGTGGTTTTGATTTTGGTAATATTTTTATTTTTTTTAATAATTTTTTATTTTTTTTAATAATTTTAGAATATGTTTCTTTAACGTAATCTAATTCTCTAGCAGCATGATCTATAGTAATATTAAATTGTTTTGATATTTCGTCAATTAATTCAGTATCACTTAAATCATAATTTCTTAAAAAATATAATATTCGCAAATGCATTTTAGGTCTATTTTCAAATTTATTAATTCGTTTATATCTTAAATATGTACCATATTTAGAACTAATTTCTTTTTTGGATGGATTTTTTGATTCTCTTTTTTTAGGATCAATAACAACAGATATATATGTAAAAAAAAATCTACAAAAATCTGATAAATCATTATGATTAATTTTAAATTTTTCAGGAATAGTAAATTTTTGAATTGTATTTATAAATGCGAATTTAAATTTATCATTAGTTGGTTTTATTATTTTTATTTTATTTATATTTTCAGAATTTATTTTATCTAATAAATTATTAACATAATTATAAGTTTCGTTAATATTATCAATTGTCGCAGCATCATCTTCAGTCCATGTTATTTTATATTCTATTTTTCCAGTTTCATGAAATTGTATAGATATATATTTATCATTGTTTCTAATTTTTTCATTATTAATTTTTAGTTTGAATGATATTCCATAAGGTATATTTTCAAACCATTTTGTCATAACGTCTGCTGCATTTTCATGTTCGTCACTCTTATAAAATTTATAAACAATTTGTGAATCATTTGATTGATATTGAATAAATGGATATAATTCATTTATAATAAAATTATCAAATATTCTATATAAGTTATATCTAAATTCTGATATAGTGCCGGTAATATTATTTGGATTATATATAGATACATGAATTATAGAATGAACAATATGATTTTCTGAAAAATATTTATCAAAATTTTTTAATTTTGGTTTGGTTTGTTCTATTATATTATCAATTTCTTGATCAATTTTAATATCATTATATATTGTCCCAAAAGTTGTTTCTATAATAGATAATTCTTTATCATTATTCACATTATTTAATAAATCAATAATTTTATCAAATCTTTCATAACCTATGTATGGAAAATATATATTTACATAGACATCATATACATTTTTTTTTTCTTCTAAACTAGGACTATAATTTTGCCCTAATTCATTAAATATATCTATCATATAAATTTCATTCATTGTTATATAATTATCATAAAAATTTAATATATTCATTTCATCATTTTCCCGTTTTATTTTATATTTAAATATATCTCTTAAATAACTTAAATTATTACGTAATTTTTCATATATTTTTATGTTTTCATTTGGTTTAATATCAATTTTTAATAATTCATTTCTAGAAATCCATTTTTGTCCTAACATTACCATATCTTTTTTATTTTCAAAATCATATTCTGACCATAAATATTGATACTCGGGTAATAATTTTACCATTTGATTTGATAATGCTATACTTACTGTTATTTTTTGTTTTATTACATTAATTGTATCATCTTTGTATATGTATTGATTTGTTACATAATATTTCATATATATTTCTTCTAAATTAGCATCATTATAAATATTATCTAAAGATTTATCATAATATAATTCAACTTGT